GGTGCAGCAGCATATTTTAGATTAACAAAAGTATTAGAAGCCGATACACTATTTGCTACAATAGTAAGAGATAGTAAAGTTGTTGCAGCGTATGTAAATTTTATATTGGCCATTAAAAGTTTGACCTCACTCTAAATCTTAATACATCATACACTGTCTGAAAGCTTCCATTCTGATCTACTACAATCTCCCCTTCGTACTCACCAGCATCTACATCAAGAACATTACCAGAAAAATTAAATTGGACTTTACCATCTGATCCATCTGTAAGGTTAGTGCATGTTATAGTACTTAAAGTAGATGTACCGCCGACTGCTCTAAATTTTACTTTTACTACAGTGGAAGAAGAAGATACATTCAAAGGTGCACTAGCAACATCATCCGTAAGCGTAATTATAATGCTTGGAAGTTCGTCTCCTTTTACTAGTCTAATAACATCAGCCATAAATTACCTCACGCAAATCTTTGTGATTGCACCCGCATAGATGCTTTTGCTGCACCTAAGTTAGTTCTAGCTCTACGCTCAGATAACTTAAATGCAAACTGTTTAGCATGGTATGATGCTAGCTCTCTATCACTCCATGTTCTATCAGGTAGCACTAAAAGATGTTGTAACGCTCCGTGCATTATAACATTCTCTAGTTCGTCTAAAAACTTTTTATCCATTTTTGTTGCTGTTCGTAACGGCTTTAAACATACAATCATTCTTACATCATACGTTTTACTATTATCTGGAATAGGAGCAACAGAAAAATTATCCGGATCTAACTGTGTTACATACATAGGCTCAGCTCTTTCATTAACAGATTGATCGGGCCACTTAGGATATATGTCGTATAGTTGTTCTATTGTTATTGGTTTTAATGATCGACCATTTACAGTAGCAGTTAGAAACGCATGTATCTCTGCATCGTCTGGCCCTTCATAAGCATAGTCATGTGCGCCGGGGACTAATCTTATCTTAGGCTGCTCATAACGCCACGCTAGAGTACGTTCACACGCCTCAATAGCGGCATCACGAACATATTGCTCTATGACAGGAGTAGGACACCCGGGTACACTTGGAGAAAGTCTATTAACAATATCGAGGAAGCTTCTAGTTGTATATGTAGGCATTAGGCAACATCCTCCTCAGCTAATCCGCCTCGTTCTGTATCAGTAATAGCTCTGCTCTGTGCAGCAACTCCTAAAGCCTGAGTGAACGAAGTTTGGAATAATTGTGCTCTATTAGAATTAACATGCTCGTTATCTACTGACTCTGCTATAAATATAGTTGCATCTATAACAACAGGAAAATAAGCATCAGGAAGTAAAGCAACTGCAGTTGTACCATCATATGTAGGGGGAGTCTGTGCATACTCACCAATTAAAATTTGATTTGCAGGAGCTTTTGGGTATATAAAAAATTTGTTTGCATTACGCACATGTCGCATAAAATTAATAGCAGCACCTGCTGTTGTATTCATCCAAGTCGGTAGAGACTGATCTAGTATTTCTCTATTCGTCTCAATAATACCGTTACCACCTTTAACAGAATAAATTTCTAATAGTCGAATTGAATCTGCAGGCATTGACTGCACTACAGCGTCTGTGGTGGTAGGGATGTCAGCAATAATAGCAAATAAATCTGGACGCAGAACAGCAATACGTTTTAACGCTTGGTTAGCAAAACCTAACAGAATATCATCACTATATCTCTGAGGAGATAAAGTATCCTGTAAGATCCGCCTTACTTCTGTTACTACATCATTTAGTATCACTTCTTTTCAACCCATGCTTCGTTAATATCTGTTGTGCCTAAATCATCAGGTATGTAATGACCTTTGTTATCTCTAGCCCTAACTAAACCTTTACTTGCTTCTTCTGCTAGCTCAGGTGGTGTCTCACCTTTTGCATTAGGGATATCTTTTTCAGCTGTTTCTACATTAACTTTAGCAGGACGACCTTTTTGCTTTTTAGTCATATGCTTCTCAGGAAATGCTTCTTCTTCAGAAACTTCTTCAGTGAGTGGATTCTCAGCTAGAATTTCATTCCAACCATAAATCTCACCATCTTTAATGTTTCTGAGCCATCTTTTAATTTCAGTCATTTAAGAACCTACCTTTCTTTGTGCTAAGTTATGTGACTCTGTAAACGTTTTACCTTGTTTCATTAACTTAGTCATATAAATTATATGTTTCTTAGTATGATGTTTAGAATGCTTTTGTAAAGTTTTCTTTTGTTTATCTGTTATTTCTTTTGTCATACTATGTAACTCTCTTTACTTTCTTAGAACTTTTTTTCTGAGCCAAACGAGAACGTTTTTCAGAAGCCGACAGTTCCGAGGCCGTCTTGGGGGTCTTTGATGATACTCGCTTAGACGGGCGGCAATAAGGGTAAGCACGACTCTCTCCCTTTTGTCTTCCACACGGTTTGCCTGTTCTTACATCTACCCATTTTTCCTTAAACCATCTTTGTAGATTAGCACCAGCTTCTGTTTTTCTTACATTACCCATACTATTTCTTCTTCTTTTTACTATTGCCCCAATTTGCTGCACCAACTTTTCTACACTTTGCTAAAGCGCCCGAAGCATATGCGCTAGGCCAAACTGTGTAGCGAGCTTTTACCTTATGGTAACAAGCATCTTTTTTTGATTTTACTTTTGGTGCTGCCATAATACTACCATTTCTTACACGACCAATAACGAGCAGTCATCTTAGATGGTGGTCGTGAATCACATCCATGTCTTGCTCTAAAACTCTTTCGCCTTCCCGGCTGATCTTTTTTAATAGTCATGTTAGCATCGCCAAATCGAATGATTTTTTCTTTACCATTCTGACATGCTTTAACAACAAACTTCTTACCGCCCTGAACTTGACGTTTAGGTTTGTTACAAGCCATCTTAGACTTATCAATCGCCATAACTACTCCTGTATGAGTAGGGGGGCCTAAGCCCCCCTAGTCTTAACTTCTATGAACAATCAACAACTGCTGCCCATACTTTGATCTTAGCCGAATCAGTTACAGCACCTGATACACCAATTAGCATATCAATAGTGTCTGCAGCCGCAAAGTAGTGGCTTTGGTTGTCACCGTTTAAAAGTGCGCCAGTTGATTGAGTAGTTCCTGCTGCGTTAGCATTACCTCCATCAACAAACCCATCAACATCACCACCAGTTAGACCGATGTCAAATGTTGATGCTGCACCTTCAGCAGTTATAGTAGTTGCCCCAACTGCCATTATTAAGGTGTTAGCTGGGATGTTCAACACTTGGATAGAGTCACCTGCTGCAAGTGCTGTAGCACCTGCTGTAGCTCTAGCCGCTGTGATCTTAGCGAAGTCTAGTTCGACTTCAATATACCCGACTCTATTAATGCCTTTGGCAGGGTGTGCCGCAGAACCTTTAAGATAGCCGTGCGTGTCTGTGTATGCAGCCATGTTTGCCTCCTATTATAAGGTTACAATCATTGTGGCAAGAGCTTCAGGCTTAACGACTTGATAGCCGTAAACTTGAAGACCACGAATGATGTTTCCAAAGGTTGTTTCAGAACGAATAGTCTCCATATTTGTCATCTGTGATGCAAATGTGAATCCCATTGAATGTCCACCAAGTACGCTAAACTCACTACCACTTTTTACAAGGTTGTGAGAAACATAAACAGTGAAACGGTCAATCGTACCTAGACGGCCATTTCTCAATGGTGTGTTTCCATCACCAGTGATAGACGCATCTTTAAGGTCTGATTGCTTGATTAGACCAGCCATCTTAGCAGGAATCACTAGAAAGCGATTACTCTCAGGACAATTAGCTTCGTCAAGGACTGTTCCCATGTCAACGATTTTACCAATTACATTAGAAGTGGTAAGCGCTTCAGGAGTACCTGCTACACCAAGATCAATATCACCAGAGATTGCTCCAGCTGTTTGACCTTTGTTTGATGCAGATACACCAGTCAATACATCAGCCAAAACCCTTTGGTCAATTTTGATCTTCATACGCTCGGAAGCGTCTTTAGACCACATGTCCATTAGATTCATGTCTGTCTGTACTTGGTCAACATCGTCTTCGACACAGGCAAAGTATTCACCTTTATCAATTACGAGTTGTAGTTTAGCCTTGTCAGGATTCTCTACGGATAGAGTTTGACCCTTGACATAGGTTTGGATAGTGATCTCAGGAGTGGTTCGGATATTAACCGTATCACCCATATTTTTGATTTCACCTTCATAGTCAGTGTTTGAGATTGCTGCGAGCACTGTAGCATCGTAGAAATTCTCAATTAGTTTTCCCGACCAGATTTCAGGAATGAAATTTCCTGTGTAAGCTGGGCCGCCGGGTGATGTTGCAAAAGCCATAATGACCTCCTTCTAGTTAAGTTAATTACGCAACGTTAATACGACCTTCTTGCTGTGCAGCAAAAATATCGCGTTCGACTCGACCGCGCTCATCATCTCTCCCTCTAAATTTACCTTTTCTAACATCAGAGTAAAACTCTTTGATGTCTTCTTGAGTATATGTTCGAGATTGTCCAGATGCTTTTACTCCGTTGTTTCTACTTCTTCCCGGAGCAACTTGTTTCTGTAACTGAGACTGTTGATTTGAACGGTCAACTTGAGCAGTGCTTGTCCTACCATTTGCCCCTTCCCATGTTCTAAAAAAGCTGACTACCCTATTTGCATCTAGATTTCGCTGTGCGTCTTCTAAATACGTTTGGCGATTAATACCAGTTAGGGGATCAATCTCTAACAACCAAGACTGAAAGTCTGGATCGTTATTAGTATCACTCCAATTTGGTACTTCGTTAGCAATAGCATTCCAAAAAGTTTGCTCNTTAGACTTATTCTGNTGTGCTTGTACCTGATGAACTTGCGGTACAACACTTTGAATTTGTCCAAGTTGTTGTCTCAACTGTGCAATCTCTTGTGAAACTTCTTCACGAGCTGCCTTTCTCATAACAGCTATTGATTCGCCGTACTCTTTTTCATCATCCTCTGTAATTAATTTTTCAGATGGAACTGATGATTGTTGAGTAGCTGCTTTATCAACTGTACTGAGTAAGTTTTCTAGTTGAGAAACTCGGGAGTTAAGGTCTCTGTTCTCCGAAGTTAAACGGGGAACATCAGCATTATACATCCCTTGCAACGATTTGTATTTCTGTTGCCAGTCTGCTTGTTTCGGTTCTTGGTCGCCTGACTCCATTTGCTCTTCTGGCTCAGACTGAGGTGCTTGTTCCGTTACACTGTCGGAAGTTGTAGGCTCTTCTACATCATTAACAGGCGCATCATTAGAGACCTCGGCAGATACTGCCTGTGCTTCTTCTGTTGTTCCGTTAATTTGTTTATACAACTCTTGTACTTCCTCTGATTGCTTTTGAACTTGCTTTGGTATTGACATAATCGCTCCTATCGGTGTGCGTGATTAACAGCTGTCATTGTGACTTTGCTGAAATAGTTTCAGGGGACTGTTCTATAACTTTCGTTACTTCTGACAAAACCTGACACCGCCCCTGTGCAAGCGCTGTGTTTTGTAAGACACTTGGTAGCTTCGATAACTCGTGATCACGCCACTCCTTCAACCACTCTACGATCTCAGGATATGAACGACACACTGTCGCTAACGATTTAATAACCTCTGGCTTTGGATTAATCATCCAGCACCTCCAGTATCTCGGTTACTAACTGTGTTGCCATCCATTCCTCCTTTAGGGGAGCCGTCCGGTTGAGTCGGTGTTGGCTGCTGCGATTGTTGCATCGCTTGCATTTGTGCCTTCACTTTATCTTGGAACTTCTCTTTTTCCCTAGATGGAACAATGTCATCCACAGGCATTTGCAAACCTTTAGCTATCTCGCGAAGAATCGCGGCACGGCCTTCCTTACCAACTATTTCCATATCGACTTCGTTGGCGGTTGCATTAAGAAACTCTATACGGCGAACATTTACAGTCTCTTTAACTGCAAGATTAACTGCACCTTTTGGTACAATATTTACATCGCCTTTAATTGATTCATCCTCATCATACCTCATATTATAAACAAACTGTCTATATACAACAGGTTTAATGATCTCATTATCTATGTGCATAACTACTTGACGTATGCCTTTACCAGCTGCGCCCATTAACATAGACAAGCCAGAAGATGTTCTGCCAGCGCCTTGAACATCCAAGTTACCATAAACATACGATGGTATACCTGAATGATCGTCAGCTAGCTTGGAGAATTTGTCATAAACACCTAATAGTGTATTTGCATTATCATCCGGTTGTGTAAACCTAACAGCAGGTGCACTAGAACCTAACGGGTCGTTCGTGACTTGCCAGATTTTCCACGGGTGGAGTTGCGTGATGTCTTCGTTTGGAGGGATTCTTTCGAGATTAACCTCGACTTGTGGGCCACTCGATATTCCCATATTGTTGACCAAAGCTCTCGCAGCCGCATTACAAATGTTTTGCAAGTCTTCAATAATTTCTGGTATACCTTTACCCCAAAACGCGCCGGGACATTTAATAAATGCAGTTTTAGCATATGGTTTTTCTCCTAACGGGTCGTAATTTAATACTGCTTTAATGATGTAGTTACCTACGGCCCAAACGTTAGCATCATATTCCTGCGCTTCATCAGGTATTTCTTCTTCGGTAAGTCCCCATTCTTTTAACATCTTACCACTTACTTTACCCCAAAACTCTAAGGCATCGTATGTTGTGGTAGGTTTATTAAAAGTATGAAACTTTCTTTCTTCATTCTCTTTAGTAAGTTCTACATCTTCACTAAACCAAGATGTACCACTTCCTATATCAAGAATTTCCCTGATAGCGTCTTCGTCATAACCCGGAACACCTATAAGGTCTGCGAGTTCTGAACGACTTAACGGATGATGCTGAAACAAATAACCATCATTTAGATTAGTCAAACCCGGTTCAGGATATATTCTAAATGGATCAACACGCTCAAACTCTGGAGCAATAATCTCAGCTGCTTCTACAGTAGTTCTACCATTCTCATATTTCCAACCAAGCTTCCTTTGCCTACGAACCACGGGGCCTTTAATAAAAGCACATGGGTATGTAACCAAATCTGTAACAAACTCGTTAAACGATTCACCCCAGCCGCCTTGTGCGAACTGGTCTTTAATCTTTACAGTCATCTTTTTGGCTCTGTTATCTGCGCCCTGCAATAACTTAAAACGGTAATCTTGTGTTACCATCTCTTTTAATTCTATCATTTCTTCTTGAGTGGGTGCTTGCCCGTTCATCTCAACAATTTTTACAACTTGCTCAGCAAACGAAGTCTCTATCTCTGAAGTCTGCTGTGGAGATAACTCTGGAATAGGTGTAGGCTCTAACCCCCACGGAGGTGAACCTTGATCAAGAAGTATATCACGCAACCAACTTTCTGCTGCACGACATTTTACTTCCGTAATCATCATAAAAACATCAGACCCACCTTGGGCACTAATGTGAGCTAGCTTATCTGCCTCATATTCTCCGTTTCTTTGACGGAGTGCTTTAAGCATAATATTCTCGATAGGTTTCTTTGCCTGCCTTGCTGCGTCCCAACAAGTTCGTAGGTGGTCACTAAGTCCTAGGATAAGAGGCTGGTTCTGCCTCTCCTGAATTTGTTTTTTAAGAAGAGCTTCTTCTTGTCTAACTAACTCTTCGTTGCCTACAACTTGTAATACCATATTATGTTTCCAAGTCTTTCATTTTTACTTCGGTGTCTTTGTCATTCTTATCTGAATATACTTTACCACCTGATCCATACTTTACAACTGCGCCCATATCTTTTACTTCAACAGGCCCACCTGATTGCATCATCTCTATAGTCATTTCACTAGCCATTCCGCTAGTATCCATCTTTGGATTGTCTGAATAAATGATGGATTTTTTACTGCCACATTTACCTTTCATAAGCAACCTCCAGTAAGTTTACATTAAATATACATGGGAACAAGTATATATGCAAGTTTTTTAATTGCAAGAAAAACCCACCTGCCGAAAGGAAGACAGGTGGGTACAAAGGTAACATAGTTGGAAGGTAACTACGAAGGTAGTGTATCAAGTCCATCCTCCTGCCGCAACCCTTTTTATTTCTCGCTTCTGAATAATGTATCCACCCTCACCAGCAGAACCAACATGCAGCATAAGATACTGCAACGCTTCCGCTACATGAGAATGTTTATTCTTGTGTATATTACCGTTCTTATGGTGGAATCTATACCCTCCCATCATTGCTGCTTTCAACTGCGTGCAACTAGGGTCAAGCACAAAAGCTGAGTCCCCATCGACTTGCCTCATAAGGAAGTCGTCTACCGCAGATAGTCTCGCAGATATGGTGTTGGTCTTAGCGGGGAGAACTCTAAAACCTTCAGCCTTGATAATATCCACGGCAGACCTCTCGTCAGTCTGTGCTCTCTGCACTCCTGCTGGATCGGTAATAATTAAAAGTGGTGCGCCCGAGAACCTCTCGGTCAACATCGGGCGCAGAATGGTGCGGACGAATCGTTGAATGCCCATGTCAAATGACACAGCTTCTGCAAGTATCAAGACTCGCCCGCGAGGATCTTGTTGCCCTATGACTGCCGCTGGTGTCAAGCCTAAATCTATACCTACAACAATAGGACGTACCCCATTTATAATAGGGCGTAACTTCTGAGTACCCATGTGATAGTCTGGCCTAAAGTATTTATATACAGGCTGGCCTGCAGAACTTAGTCCATACTCTCCGTCTATATATACGCGAGTGTATTCATCTGACCTACCTTGTATGTCATAATAGCCTTCGGGCAGATTTTCAACATTTTCTGCCAAGGAGCTTCTACCCGAAGGTTGTTTGAATACATCCCACCCATTATCATTCGGGCTGACTCCATCTTTAGAGTCTAAACCTTCCATCTGATAATACCACCAAGTATCCATAGTCGGAGGATTTGTATCCCCCCACATCCCAAACCATGACGGGCCACCATCTTTAGCTGATGGGAAACGGCCAATACGTTTTGACATCGCGTCAACAATATCAGGGTTGATATCCCTGCACTCGTTGAACCATGCAAACGTTAATTCTAATGAGTTCAAGTTTGCTACATCGTCAGAGTCATCAAGAGCACGAAACATAATCTCACACTCTACATCTCCAACCTTGAAGAAAAATGTTTTGGTAGTACGCATGTAGTCTCCGCATATCCCGGGCGGAAACCAATCGTGAAAAGTTTTAATAGTAGTATCTTGTAACTGTCTTGCAGTCTCACGAACAATCGCTACTCGTGATTTACGAATCCCTTGCTTATTATGTTTCTGAGTTGACGCTCGTCTGATAACCTCAAAGCAACTTGCGACTGACTTACCCGAACCAACTGGCCCCATAAGCACACGCATCTTTGCGTCTGATGTCATAAAATCTCTACATACTTTACTAGGTGTATAGTCTATATCCATTTAACCCCAAGACCCTTGTCTGTTTGTAAATGATTCATCAAACCAACCCATGTCTCCACAATGTTTGCACCAAGAGATGTCCACAAGTTTGTCCCCGCATCTGTCACAGTTTCCATGATCTATCCACAAGTTATCCACAAGTAATACATAGTACACTGTGGATGGTTTTCTTAAAATTTTTGTTTTGTATGTTACTTCTAACCTAGTTAGTTCTGCTGTCAAAGCATCATGCTCTGCTATGTCAGTCAGCTTACAAGCTTTCGTACCTTCGTAGACCGTGTCAAACTTATCAAGAAGCGCCGAGGACAGTTTGTGCGTCATCGGGTTCTGCGTCAATGATAGTTGCTCCGTGCTGTTGGTCTCCGAGGTTAATTGTAATTTTAACTCCACCTGATCCTCCTTCTGCCAGAACATCATTCTTAGGTTCTAGCCCGCCCCACTTAACGGTTGATTTAATTAGATCGGCTTTTACTGCAGCTGATACATCAGGACTGTGTATCAAAGTCCAAGACGTTGTCAGGAGTTCTTCTGCCTGAGCACGCGCTTTAACCTTGAATGTCATCCCCTTATCACGAATATCCGTGCGGTAAGATTCAACCTTCTTTAAAAAAACCTGATCTTTATTGTAAGTGATTATATCCTCAGCTTTGATTGCATGTCTTTCAATGACTTCATCCAAAGACTCGCCGCTGCCCTCTAACATAAGAGCAACATCGAAAGCTAAACGGTCTGACCACTTAGTATGTTTTAGCGGTAACGTATCCATAAAGTAATCATACCGGAAACAAAAAGTCTGTCAAGCAGTAAACTTTACACGTTGGTTTTTTGGCCCTTGTTATGTGAGGTTTACTTATATGGGGGGGTGGTGTCGGCGCGCAGTCCATGTGCCCCCCCTTTCGCCTTTTTGTGTGTTGTCTGTAGGCTATGATTATAGAGCCTCTGAAACCCTTACTGAGCCTCATACTTGACAAAGCTGTATAGTTATGCTTTAATTTAATCATCGGCAAACAAGCTGATTGACATAACCCGAGCACTCGTCACGCTCACACTTACGGAGGTGTTTACATGAGTAAACTCTTTAGAGGTAATGTGTCTATAGTCACTGGTTTTACCAAGGCTGGCACTGAGGATATCCGCCTTACAAAGGATATCGAAGGCGCTTTCAATTCAGAAAATGCTTCTGAGTTGTTGGCTAAGGCTAACGAATTGAGCAAGAAGGAAAAGCTTCCGCTCAATACTTGGAGCTTCTACTTCCCTGAAAAGGTGAAGAATGCCGAGCCAGTCTTATTGGCTGACAAGTTTGGCAAGCCCAAGTTGACTATGCTTCCGCCAATGGCGAAGAAGTCATCGACCAAAAGCAAGACGCGTAAGCTTGCTTAACATCAACCAGAGTGAGGGCTTCGGCCCTCGCTCGCAACAATGGAGTGTGACATGGAAAAACGCACAGTGAAGTTGATTTGGATTGAAGATAATTCATTCTATTTCAGATGGTTCTTCTCTCTAGCGCAGGCAGAGAATTGGGCTTGGAGACAGTTGATAGACAAGAACGTCTGCAACGCTGGTCAGATTGAAATACATCAGGCCAATTANATCAANCGAGGGAGCTTCGGCTCCCTCACAACTAACGGAGATAACTATGTACAAAGTAAAATATAAAAACGATACACTAATACTAACTGGCACNGATATAAAGTATATGTTTGATGCAAGTACAACTAAACTACTCGAACTAAAGCATGCAATCAAAGATAATAACTTGGATTCACTACCACGCATCGCTAAGTTTGTGAGACCAGCTGACAAGCGAGTGTCTTGGGATCACTTTTGGATACTATCAAACTAAGGATTGGGGCTTCGGCCCCTTTCTTTTTATTCTTTTTTATTTCTTTTTATTTTTTATATATAAATCCCATAGTTCGGGGGGTTATAGCACGCTTACAAACGGAGATAAGGTCATGGTTTAATGTAAAGTTACACACTATCTAGCTATCTAGTTACTAACTTGACACAACATGTTGTGTTTTAGATACCTAAAGTTTACATGATGTAGTCCATATAGCGTTGATTTACTTGGAGTTTAACCATATAGCAGTCAAATAACTATCTATACTATCTAGAATATCTATTAAATTAACATACATCCTTTGTCTGCAAGATATTACCAACGATATAACGATAGCGAGAGTAGCAACGTATTACTTAATTCTACCTAGATAGTTTATATACTAAGTTGTAACCTGCTGTTATCCCTACGTTTTTTAATATATATAACCTGTATATAACCTGTAACTATACATGTATAAACCTGTATGTTTATAGATACTTGTTTAAACCTGCGTTTATCTTGTAAAGACAGCAAAACTTTACAAATCAAAACCGATAGGGTAAATTTAAAAAATCGGCAGGGCAGAAAATTCCTTTCTGAATGTCGGTATATCAATGATCTTAACAAAGGAGATATATCATGGGTAAACTATATGAAGGTAACGTAGAAGTCTTTGCTAACCACAAGACTAAGAAGATAAACCTAAGACCAAATGCAGATGGTAAGTTCAACAAAGAGAACGTATCAGACTTGTTTGCAGTTATGAAGAAACATGCAGATAAGTTGAAGTATGAGATGAACTTGTTTGTACCTGATGCTAACAAGGCAGAGCAACCTGTACTGTTAGCAAGTCTTAGGTTCGGTGGTAAACCTTACTTAGCTATGTTGGAGAAGAGAGACTTAACATCAGCACCATCAAGGAAGAGCGACATTGAAGTCCTTTCCTAATCAGCAATCACTAGAGGGCATGGGTAACACCATGTCCTCTGTTTTCTATGGAGGTATAGTATGCAGAAGGTTTACAAGAGTCGTACTCAATCGGGTTACTATGGTTACTTTACCAATGGTTACTTGGTTATGGACATATCAGAAGATGATTACTTCATGCCTTACAACTGGCATAGGGAGAGATGTAACAGATGGAGGTTTGAGTATGTCGTTAAGTAACGATTGTATGACAACAGATTGTGATGAGCAGGTTAGTCCTGCTCGTTTCAATTTAGGTTATCCAACTTGTTTGAAATGTGGGGAGGTATCGGCAGGTAAGCGTAAGTTTACAGTCGTACCAATGCACAAGTCTAACTACGTTGTGATATCCAACAAGCAAGAACTAAAAGGTATCAATAACAAAGGAGGTTTTTATGAATGATACAACATGGTGGATTGTATGGGGGTCGGTAGCATCTGCTACTGTCGCTATACTAGACATCTATTTTGGATGGGGGTTGTTCTAATGATTATATATGGACACCCTGTAACTAAACGAAAGGTATTGGAATGGATACTAGCACTTGTCGCAACGGCAGGTGTTGGTTTCCTCCTTGCCTTTTTGTTTATCAATCTGATGCTTGGATGTGAGACTTGGGATGAAAGTCTTTGGACTGAAACCAACTCATGTCTAACCATCAATCAACTGTGGGAAGGAGATACTAACCATGAATAAAAGTATGTTGAAACTCTTCATGCTACGACAGCATCAAGGTGGAGTACCAGTAACAGATGAGAATGGCGACATCATCTACTACTCAGACAAGCAAGTCGCTAAAGGTAAAAGGGTCAACAAACAAGTTGTATCCTATGGCTTAGACCATCGCAAATATAACCATAATAGAAAGGAAGGTGCGTAATGCGAGCAACATTATTGAAAGAAACAATCAAGAGATTGTTCCCAAAGAAGAGAACGATAGCTATCGAAGGTAGCCCGGGTGGAGGTAAGACAACCATCGTGCAAGAAGTTGCCAAGGAACTTGGTGTTGGGTATATCGAAAAGCATATGCCAACCATGTTGGTTGAGGACTTTGGTATTCTCTATCCGAATGGTGATGAGATGCTACACTACAAGTTGCCCGATTGGTTTCCATACGAGGGCAGAACAGACATACCCGATGAAGGTATACTCTGCTTTGACGACAGAAACCAAGCAGGTGCTGACTTGCAGAAGGTACTAGCTAACATATGCCAAGCAAGGAATCTTCATGGTAAACCTATGAAGAAAGGTTGGATGGTTGTCTCTACTGGTAACAAGCAATCAGACAGAGCAGGTGCTAACAGAGTACTATCTCACTTGCGTAATCGTGAGACTGTGTATGAACTTGAGACACACCTTGATGACTGGACATCATGGGCGATTGACCACGGAGTGAAACCTGTTGTCATATCATTCATTCGATTCCGTACTGCACTACTGCATGACTTTGATCCACAGAGAGATGTGAACCCATCGCCTCGTAGTTGGGTTGAAGGTGTTGCTGATATGATTGGTATCGTACCACCCGAGGCTGAGTACGAAACATTCAAGGGTGCTGTTGGTGAAGGGTGTGCCGCAGAGTTTAGTGGCTTTCTAAAGATTGAACGTAAGCTACCTAACCCCGACACAATCATACAATCACCAATGAGTGTGGCTGTACCCGATGACCCTGCTACTTGCTATGCACTTACTGGTGCATTGGGTGACAGAGCAACCACCGAAAACTTTGGTAACATCGTCAAGTATGCAGAGCGTATGTCACCCGAGTTCTCAGTCCTATGTGTCTCGTATGCTAGTCGTAAGAATCCCGACCTTGCATCACATGAGGCGTTCACTAAGTGGGCAATCGCTCACCAAGATGTTTTATTTTAGAGGAGGTAACTATGAAACTAAGTGATAAAGCGTTGTTAGTTCAGTTGGGTATATCCCAATGGACTGCAAGAAAGTACGACAAGCGAGCCACCGAACAGGTGGCTCAACAGAATGGTAGTGCAACACAAGCAGGTAGATACAACAAGTCGTTGTTACCTATGAATGATGCACTCAATAACATACATCAGAAGTCTACTCTGATTCGTAAGAAGTTCTATGCGAACACCTTACCTTGGGGTATCGAAGGCACGATGATGTTACCATCTGCTAACTACCTAAACTTTATGACCGAGTTTAGGAAAGAGAAGGGTGACTGGCAATCACTTGTAGATACATTCTACCAAGAGTATCCGAGACTGCATGCAGATGCACAGAGATTCCTTGGTTCTTTGTACAACAAGGCTGACTACCCTGCACTCCATGATATCCAACGTAAGTTTAGTATGGACATGGCTGTGTTTCCAGTACCATCGAATGACTTCCGAGTGAGTATCGGTGATGCTGAGTTGGCTAAGATACAGCAAGATGTTGAGGCACGAGTTGAGAACTCTGCCCAACAAGCTATGCAGGAGGCTTGGCAGAGATTGTATGACCGAGTCAAACACATGGCTGAGAAACTTGCCGACCCTAAGTCTGTGTTCAGAGACACATTGGTAGAGAATACCAAGGAAGTCTGTTCAATACTTAGTCGGCTTAACTTTGCTGACGACCCAAACTTGGAGGCTATGCGTCAACAAGTTGAGGGGAGTTTGGCTAACAACCACCCTGAATCTTTGCGTAATGACCCCGACCTCAGACGTACTAAGGCTGAAGAGGCTAAGGCTATTATGGATAAGATGGGTGCATTTATGGGAGGTAACTAATGGAACTAGAAAGACGTATCGCTAAGGCAAAGACGGCACTCATACTTGAGCATCCGTTCTTTGGTAACTTGGCTATGAACATGCCCTTTGAATTATCAGAGGACATTCCAACTGCGGCTACCAATGGCGAGAGGGTGTTGTTTAACCCTAGCTTTTGTGAGTCCAAGAGTGATGAGGAACTTCTGTTCCTCGTTGCTCACGAGGTGTGTCATCCAATGTTTGAACACATCTTTCGTAAGGGTGACAGAGACCACAAGCGATGGAACTATGCAGGTGATGCTGTGATTAATCCAATGCTACAAGACGAGGGCATTGGTAAGTTCATCGAAGGTGGTGTCATGGACAGAGACCTACTCAAACGAGGTGGTGGTACTACCGATGGTGTCTACAACTTGTTGCCACCTATGCCCGAAGATGGTGATGGTGGGTATGGCGATGGTATGAAACCATACGATGACATCGAAGATGCAGGGGAGGGTTCTTCTCCTGCTGAGATTGAGCAGAAGAAAGCTGACTGGAAAGTTAAGGTAGCACAAGCGGCTCAGTCTGCAAAGATGATGGGTAAACTATCGGCAGGACTTGAACGATTCGTTGGTGACTTGATGAAACCAAGAGTGAATTGGAAAGATGTCATGCAAAGGTTTCTTGTCAAGCAACGAACAGATACTAGGACTTGGGCGAGACCTAACAGAAGGTTCTTGTCACAAGATATGTATCTACCAAGTGTATCGGGTGAGGCTCTAGGTGAACTATGCTTTGCTATCGACACATCGGGTTCGATTGGTGAGGAGGAACTCACTCAGTTTGCGAGTGAGATTATCAAAGTCTACCAAGACTTATCTCCTACCAAGATACACATCATCTACTTTGATTCCGAAGTCTGTCACTATGACTGCTTTGAAGATGATGAGCCAGTCATATCACCACATGGTGGAGGTGGTACTGCTTTCAGTCCTATCTTCAGATACATGCAAGACAAGGACATTGATCCTGTCTGCTGTGTTGTACTCACAGACCTATGTTGTAACGACTTTGGTGATGAACCTGCGTATCCAGTCCTATGGGTATCCAACGAGAAGGGCGATGCACCTTGGGGTGAGATCGTCTACATGGAGGGGGTAGCTAATGACTGACCAAGAAGTACACAAAGCCTTTGAGTATGCAAGTAAGGAGATACTTGATGGCTATATGTTTATGCACCAAGCCAATGGGTATCTCTATTTTAAACATAAGGTAACTAGAGATTATATAGAGATACCGGATTGGACAATCACTAACCCACAAGGAGGTAACAATGGGTAAAGTTAAGGAACTCTGCATAGATGCAGAGACAATGTTGGTTGAATGCTTAGATGAACTAGGCATGACCAACGACCAAGCGTTCGAGAAGATACGCAAGGAACTAGGTACTATGGCAGAACAACATGCTCGTAGTTTAATTAAAGACTGGAACAAAGGAGAAAGCACATGGCAACAGTAAGATTTTCAGACCAACTGAAAAATGATATCGAGAACAATGCGAAGGCTATGTTCAGAGATAGTATACGAGAGGCAGAGAAGAACTACCCTATGGAATGGGCGAAGAAACTGTATGACAGTTTGTTCTCAGCAGACATCCAAGCAAAGATGAATGCTCTACCCACAGGGTTCTTTGATACGATTGAAAGCCTACCATTGACTGGGTTCAAAGATGCACCCGAAGATGTATGGCAATCAGCAAATTTTAAGATGTCCGTATGGAAGAATGTAAGTTTGAACTTACAACTACCAAGTCCACTACGATTCCCACCTAAGACTACATGGCAAAGGGCAGGGGATTGTGGTTACTACATGGACTACAGTAGTAACGAGATAGACTTTGGTAACGATAAGTTTGTTTGGTTACACGAACCATTCAGAAAGTATACGCAAAGTATCTTTGAGGCAACCAAAAAAGCTAATGATTTTGTGGAGGGTGTTAAGCAGATAACGACTAGCTATACGACACTAGCACCTGCTCTCAAAGCATGGCAACCCTTGTGGGATTTACTACCCGATGAGGCTAAGGAACGACACAAGAAGATTACTGAAAGACCAAAGGCTAAGACATCAGAAGAACTTGGCGTGGACTTAAACAGTATGACTGCGGCTGTAACATTTAATAAACTAACAAGAAAGTAGAGGTAACTATGGAAGATACTATAACAAAACAAGAAGTCATTGACTTCATTGAAAAGAAGTCGAAAGACAATAACCAATACAACACTTGGTTTGACAACAACAATGGTGGTCGAAGGCTTGATAACTACGATGACTTTGCAAGGGAGTATGCAAGGTGTCGTGACCCAAAGAAAGGTAGGAAGATATCTGCTAGCTTTCGACTGTTCAAGGATGAACCTAAGTACAGTAGCAAAGACCCATACGAACAACTTCCTGTGTCTTACACTATGCACATTGAAGGGTACGGAAGTAAACCATTCATGCGTATAACACCTGACAACTTAGTGGAGTTTGTATGTACATCCGAGGAAGTCTGGAGGCACTCACAATCGTTAGTGTCCTCTTGCTATCGTTGGATTCCATTCAACATTGAGAGACATAAGAAAGGTTTGTATCGAATCAATCATGTCAAGTCTGTCAACGAGCATGTCATTGAGGCTACAACTACTAAGTATCAACGACTACTTGAGATGGCTAATGCTCTACCGAATGATGCTGATGAGCATACCATGAAAGACTTAAAGGACAAGGCTTGGTATGGTAGCTATGCTGTGTTCAACGAGGCTATGCGAGAGTCACCTGCATTCTTTCAAGGGTTGAAGTTCAACATACTTACTGGCGAGTGTCTCAATCGTAGACCCGATGATAAGTTTGTGGAGAAACCCGAAGAACGTAAAGTGTGGAGACAGGCACTAGCTAAGTTCAAGCGAGGTATCAAGGCAAGGGCAAAGGTTCGTGCCTTTGATCCATTGATTGCGAAGGTGTGGGCAGACAGACAAGGACAGAATCACTACCACCACAAGCAACCCGATTGGTCTAGTAAACCTTGGCTTGATTTGCTTGAGCAGTCAATACGCAACAACGAGTTCTCGAAAGAATTGTTGTTGGGGTTCTGTGCTACACCACCGAGTGGATACTACCAACAGACACAACCTACAAGCAAGGAAGTGTTTGATGGTGTCCATAAAATACTAACAGATATGTCTACCGAATTGCGTAGGAGATTCAATGTCTTTGAGAAAGAAGGACATGATGAGAAACGAGGTGATAAGTATACATCGTATCACCATGAAGGTGGCATGAAAATTGAGGAGGTAACTAAATTATGACAGTAATAGCTTGGGATGGAAAGACCCTTGCGACTGACAGAATGGCTAACGATGGCTCTCAGAAATGGGAGTCATCAAAGGCTTGGTATGACACGAGCGAGGGAGAAGTTGTTATNATTACAGGTGTAGGTCTACTAGCTTACATCAANCAACTATCGGAATGGTATACTAAAGGTCTACCTGTAATGCCCGATGTAGCACCTAGCATGGCACAACTTATTGTGGTGAAGAAAGATGGACTGTATGAATTACAATACAACCAACTTATCAAACGAGATATGTACTGTGCCTTTGGAGATGGTAAGGACATAGCTATAGGTGCGTTGGCTATGGGTGCATCGGCAGGTCAAGCAGTTAACATTTGTAACCAACACTCTTTACATTGTGGTAAAGGTGTGGAATTATATACTTTACATGGAGGTAACGATGAAGAAAAAGAATGTTGAATACAAAAGAGGTAGGATACTAAAGAAAGCAGACAAGCTGACATCGGTGGACAGACAAGATGACCACGGAGACTTTGCTGATAATGCTAGAGTTACAGCAGAGTTGTGGACTACATACAAGGGGGTTGAGTTTAACCCCCACGATGTACCAATTATGTTAGCCTTACTAAAGATAGCTAGGATAAAGCAGAACCCTAAACATGTTGATAACTATGTGGACATGTGTGGCTATGGTGCATTAGCAGGAGAACAAGTTCCTACTATAAACAAAGGGGGGTCAAGATGAGGGTAATTACTATTGACTTTGAAACATATTATAGTCGTGAGTTTTCCTTATCTAAGATGACTACTGAAGCCTACGTTAGAGACCCAAGGTTTGAGGTCATAGGTGTAGGTGTAAAGGTAGATGATAACCCACCCGATTGGTATAGTGGAGATGATGTTGGTAAGTTTCTAAACTCGTTAGACTATTCGGAAGATGCTATCCTTGCACA